TTCAACTATGAGCATATCGAGCGAGCCGACTTTATGCAGGGGCGAGCCCAGCCCCCACGTCACAAGGGTATAGACTGGTCGGTTCTTTATCGTGAGGTTGTGCCCCACCTGGAAAAAGAAGACAAGCGTAAAGTTAAGATCTTGGACTTCGGTTGCGGCAAGGCAATGTTCATCAACAAACTCCGCCGCGAACTCGGCTACCGCTACGCCATCGGTCTTGAATTCTTCAATCACAACCTGAAGGGCATATCAATTGCCAAAGGCCACGAAATGATTGATGCGTTCATTTCCTACATCAAAGAGAATGGCATAATCAATGGTGGTGTGTTTGATTACACCATCTGCGACGCAGTGCTGAACTCTGTGAACACGCAGTATGCTGAAGATGCCGTACTGACCTGTCTCAATCTATTCACAAAGATGGGCGGCAAGGTATTCGTATCTGGTCGCTCGAAGGAAGTTGCAATGAAGCAGTACGGAGCTAAGCGCAACACTGTGGATTGCACGACAACCGTTCAGTTCTTCGATGAGAACGGTCTTACCGCCTTCATGCAGGAGGGCCAATGGTTCTTCCAGAAGTTCCTCACAAAGGAGCAGGTTCAGGCTATGTTCGAGCGTTTCGGCTTTGAGCCTTTCATGCAGTATAACAAATCCGGCTATTGGGGCTGGGGGGCTTACAAAGTCCGTGAGTTGACACGCGAAGAGTACATCAACGCCATCAACTACGAGTTCAATCTCAACCTCCCGAACAATCAGTCTTACAACCGCCAAGGGGACATTCTTCCGCTGTTTGGGCTGAACGACTAAGGTGCTGAAAATTTGCAAATTTGATGATGGCTTAACCCCTCTAAAATTTGCATAATTGATTAAATTTCAGTATCTTTGTAATTGCAAATAAGATATTTAATCAACGACTCAAATGGTAGAAATAGAATACTGTGAGCTTCGCAATACCTACAAAATACTATGGTTGCGATACGTATATGGTGTTGACCTTAACACCCACTGCATGAAATCCCTACTCGGTCACAATGACAAGCGTGTCCGGGGATTTATGCGTTCACTTCCCCCTAATCTTGAACTTGAAGAAAGCCGATTCTACTATCTCTGTGGAGTCGATGTGAACTTTGATTGGAACAAGAATCTCCATGTGGCTTTCGTTCGCAGTGTCGGCCGTCAGATTATCATTGATAACGAATTTGTCAAGCTGAAGATCAATAATGCTCGGCAAATTTTCATTGACACGAAATACATCAATTGGAGGCTCCCTCAATCAAGAAACCGGCTCTTCAACACTTGCCGAAATTGGCAATTCGCTAATATGCTCGCGTCGCTTCCCGACGTGCCGCAGACTCCCACCCAACAGCAATTCGGATTATTTGACGAACCCAACAAGTAAAATATGCGAAAACCATCTTTTGACGAGTTTGAGGACGCAATCAGAAAGACCGGCGGCAATCTCTCTCAAACTGCCGGTCTGCTCGGTGTGACCCGACAGACAATTCACAACTGGATACGTGAGGACGAACAGTTTAAAGCTGTCGTGCAGGACTCCCGAAAGAAACTGTTCGACCAGTGCCTTGATGCTGCCCGCATTGTTGCACTTGGCGTTCCCCATGTTGACCCGACCACAGGACATATAATCGGTTGGAAAGAGAAACCAGACGGACAGATGCTTCGGTATCTGCTGTCGACGCTTGGCCGAGATGAAGGCTTTGGCGATTCCGTCAATGTCAATCTTGAGAACCCAATGCCAACAGTCATCAATATTGTGCGTGACCCAGACGTGAAGCGAGATTAAACCGCCGTGATTGAGATATTCCTCATAGAGAAAGAGAAGGAGGGCTATTATGAATTGAATTTCTATAATAGCCCTGCTTTGGCATACTATATTCAGAAAATCCCATCGGCGAGGTTCATAATGCGCGATAGGTGTTGGAGAGTCGATCTCCAGCATCGCCGGTTCTTGAAAGAGTTCTGCGAATACGCTGTCAAGCGCGGTCTTGCCTCTGGAGTCCATCGCGTAGATGACCGTTCCGAGATTCTTGGCTTCCCGGAACGCATGCCGGACTTGCAGTACCCAATCACTCACTTGAAATTACCTCCTTTTGACTACCAACGCCAGGGGATTCAATACATGATTGAGCATAAGCGGTGTTTCAATGGCGATGATATGGGCCTCGGTAAGACTATGCAGAGTATCGCTGCTGTTTCGATTGCCAGGGCATATCCTTGTCTTGTCATAGCTCCTGCTACAATGAAAGTGACATGGCAAAGAGAGTTCCAGCGATTCATAGGCAAGCAGGCCATCATACTTTCCGATGCGAATAAGGATAACTGGCATAAGCACTTTGAAACCGGCACATGCAACGTATTCATCACGAACTATGAGAGCGTCAAGAAGTATTTTGTAAGCCGTGTGCGAGGCAGAACTACTGTCAAGAACATTGTCCTTGATAAGCGAGCCGGAATGTTCAAGTCGGTTATCATCGACGAATCCCACCGCTGTTGCAATACCACTGCCCTTTGGAGCATATACCTCGAAGCAATATGCGCCAACAAGGAATACATATGGTTGCTCACTGGAACGCCTCTTGTTACCAGCAATGAGGATTTGATACAGCAACTCCGTATCATGCGACGCATAGATGATTTCGGGGGCGCGGCTAGATTCCGAGAGCGGTACTGCCAAGGCACAGATAAATCCTCGAATCTATACGAGCTTCATTACCGCCTATGGCAATCGTGCTATTTCCGCAGGGATAAAAGCCTTGCCTTGAAAGACCTTCCGGAGAAAACTCGCCAGTATCTCACAGTGGATATTGATAACCGCCAGGAATACGAATTTGCAGAGAATGATCTTATCCGCTATCTGATGGAATATGAATCTGCCTCGGACTCTAAACTCCGAAGCGCGGCAAGGGCCACAGCCATGGTACAGATTAACCACCTCCGGCAAATATCGGCACGCGGAAAAATGAAAGAGGCTATCAACTTCATTCACGATGTCATCGATGGCGGCGATAAGCTCATTGTCTTCGCATTTCACAAGACGGTCATCGCGGACATAATGAAAGCGTTCCCCGGCACGGTAACTGTAACTGGCTCTGACTCGCAGGAGAAAAAGCAAGCGGCTATCGACAAGTTCCAAAATAACCCCGATTGTAGGCTCATAGCCCTCAATTACAAGTCCGGAGGGGTCGGCATCACTCTCACGGCTGCTTCTCGTACTCTGTTTATTGAGTTCCCGTGGACCGCATCGGATTGTGAGCAGGCTGAGTGCCGTGCGCATCGTAATGGGCAGAAGAACGCTGTTAACTGCTACTATCTCCTCGCGCGCAGCACTATAGACGAGAGAATCCTTGAGATTATCCAAAAGGAACGCGATGATTCCAGCGTCGTAACCGGCGCCGATAATAACATAGAAGAACGTATCGTGGATATGGCTCTTCGGCATTACAAAGACAAACATAAAATTTGAAAATATGGCAACAGTTAGAGAGAAGATATTTCTCCGCATGAAAGAACTCAATGTGAAGCAGGTTGAACTCAGCGATAAGGTTGGCATAAAGACTCAGAATCTTTCAGCCTACCTGAAGGGCAACCGAACGATCCCTTTCGATGTGCTTGAGAAAATCTGCATGGTGCTTGGCCTGACTCTGGGCAACACCGATGAAGTTTACAAATCACCTAAAACCACAGACAATGTTTAGAGAGAAGATAAAAGGTAAGATGAATGAGGCCGGTATCTCTGTGAAAGACCTTGCCTCCAAGACGAAGATAAACCCCAGCACTATCTCGTCATTTCTTGTCGGCAACCGCGCCATCAGCAATGAGAATCTTGACACGATTCTTGATGCTCTTGAACTCACGCTCGTGCCGAAATCCAAGTTCGTCTATCAGGGTGAAAAGCCTCAGATTGACCCCGGAGTGCAGGTATAAGTTCTCGCACGAAACGTTTACGAATTTTACAGTATCCATGGAATAGCCTGAATTGTCAAATATCCCAAAGGTGAATGAGTGCGGTCGATGTTCACGTTTTCAGCAAACAAGCAGAGGCACTTGACTATTTGTCCCCGGACAATAGTGAGGTGTCCGAAGTGCTGTATGGTGGCGGAGCGCGTGGAGGTAAGACCTATCTTGGTTGCCTTTGGCAGATTTTGCGAAGAATAACGATGGCCGGATCCGTGGGCTTCATCTGTCGAGAAGAGAGTGTGAAGCTGCGCGATACGACTGTCGTTACGTTTTTTGAGGTTTTGACAGATTTAC